ATACAGGTTGGCGCGTTTCTGAGTTTGTCAATCTCGATAAAATTGACCTTGATAACATGACAATGCAAGGCGGCTTAAAAACCGAGGCGGGTAAACATCGTATTGTCCCCATACACCATCGAATACAGCCGCTCGTAATTCGGCTATGCCGCAACGGGCAACTCACTACATCTAACACAATAAAATTTTCGAGCGACTTTAAAAAAATTTTACCCGATAATCTGCCACATGATACACGACACACATTCGTTTCGCGTCTGCAATCTGCACACGCTGACCATGTATGTATTGAGCGATTAACAGGTCATTCGTCAAGCGGTGTTACTGATAAAGTATACACACACAAAGATATTAACGAGCTGAGAGCGACCATCGAATTATTGCCATAATCCACGGCTATTTGTTCCCAATGTGTGCCCAACTAATACGATACTACACAACACTAAAGCGCGCAAGAATGGCGGTTTTAAGCGGTTTTGCGATTCAAAGCGCGTATTATAGCCATCTCTTTTTTTAATAAGAATTTAACCTTTATTTTCAAAAAATAGCGTATTTAAGCCATTTATCAGTGCGTTTGTTCCCAATAAGTGACCAACATATCCGATACTACATAGCACAAAACTAATAAAAATGCGCTCTGACTTAACAGAGCGCATTTAACTTTTTAGCTTTTTAAGCTTTCCATGGCTTTCCGAATTATCTCTCGTTCGCGGTCGCTTGTAGCCATATCCAAGGCACTTTCAAGCTCATTAATCATACTGTTATAGCCCTTGCTGTAATTGTGTGTGTACCTCCCTGTGCTATCACGGTATCTGTCCCCGTAGCCGTCCATGTAGCGATAAGAGTTGCCACGGTTGTAACTCCCTTGCGCTTCCCATTCGCCGCCACTGTAATCTTCCATATATTCAAGCTTTTCAATATTTTTCAAAGCTTCCGAAAGCTTAAAAATCTCATCAAGTCCCTGCACATTAAGCTCCGTTTTGTCTGCCATCTTATCAAGAGCATTGCAAAGCATAGTTTTTATTTTATTGCTTGTTCTTTTTTCCATCGTTCAATCCCCCCCTTTACGCGATACGGTCAATAATAATATTAGCGTTAGCTACATCAATCGCCGTTGTGCTTGTATTTTGCACGGTAATAGTATAGCAACAACATTTAGGCACATCTATAATCATATCCGTTGATACGTTAAAATAATCGCCTACAGCGGCAGGCGTAACAACCATTGTTGAGGTCTGCACCGCTTCGCCGTTAATTGCTATTGCAAGTGCTATAGCTCCAACTGTCCCGCCTGTAGCGACTGCAATATTTGCCCCGAATGATAGCCTGTAACGCGCCCTACATTGCCCGCCAATGCCCCTAAGTGTTATAATGCCCGAATTGTCACGGTGTAGCACATACCCTCTGCTACACGGTATAGGCGTTGACGTAAAGGCTACATTACCGCCCGCCGCTACTGTCTGCACGGCGTTTGCTGTATATTCTGCCATGATAATCCCCCTTATAAAATTAGCGGCAAGGGTATTCCCTTACCGCTGTAATTGCTCATTATCGGCGGTAAGCCGACCATTCCGGCAACCTCGGAAAGCTGATGATATTTAAGCGTTATATCCGCACCCAGTATTATAATACCCGTTGCAACAATAAGGATTTGTTACAGTGTAAGCAGGTATGGGAGACGGTCTAAGCTGATTAACAAGATAATTATTCTGCGCCGCCTGAGATGCCGCAAGTCTGAGTGCCTGATTCTCATCTCTGAGTGTCTGAGCTTTGTCAGCCGCAAGATAATCAATAATCCTGTCTCCAACTTTGTCAATAGCCTGTAACGTTGTGCTACTAGCCTGTGCGTTATCAAAGCGGCTCTGCATTGCTATTTTCTCGTTTTCGCAAGCACTGTCCTTGATTGCAGACTGTAGCGCGTTTGTATTCATCGCGCCCTGAGTTATGCCCTCTCTTATTGCCTGCTGAGTGTTGCAGCAGCAGTCTGCAAGCTGTGTCTGTATAGCGTTTGTGTTCCGCATATTCGCAACAGTTCCCGCCTGTACCGCCTGCTGTATGGTGTTTGTTGACGTATTGAGGGCGGTATTTATCCCCGCAAAGCCCTGAGTTAATGCACTCTGTACCCCCGCAAAGCCGTTGAGTGTGCTAGTATTCTGAGCATAAAAGCCATCACAAAGCCCGCTGTTTACCCCGTCAAGCTTGCGCTCAATGTTTGCAAAGTCTGAGGTCAAAACGTAACCATCCGTCACGCCACCGCTTGTTGCTCCACGGTTGCCCATGCCGCCATAGCCACCCCAGCCAAACATTGCAAAAATCAAAAAGATAATTATCCAAGATGACCAATCGCCGCCCCAGCCGTTGCTATTGTTAGCCGCATACCCTGTAGGTTGTACAGGCATTGTAAGTGTGGTATCTCCTGTCATTATATAATCCCCCTTAATATATTTGAACGGCTATTACAAGCCGAACATTCCCCGAAATTGCTCAAACATTCCCGCCATCTGCTGTGCTTTTGCCTGTGCTTCGTTGAGTTGTTGCTGTGATATTCTTCCGCTCGTTATGATATTATTTATCATATCATTTGGGTTCTGTCCCTTGTTCTGATTCATAAACTGTATAAAAGAGTTAAAAAAGTTGTTATTCATCATCGGAAACATTCTTTACACTCCTTTTTTCGAGCTTGCTTATTTTTGCTTTAAGGTTTTCAAATTCAGCGCGGCTTACGTAGTCGCTGTCCTGCTTGTTTGTTTGTTCTGTGTTCTCTAATTTATAAAATATCTCTAGAGGGAGCGGCATACCTGTACTATCGCAAGACTTTAAAAATATTCGCCGTCTGTCCTCGCTGTCCATAAGCACTGCCGTTGAGTTAGGTGCAACAAGATAAGATTTTGCGCCTGTTTCGCCCTGTACCCAGTTTAAGCCGCTTGCTGTACTCTGTGTGGGTGTTTGCTGTACTGTAGGCATTGTCTGCTGTACGGGCATTGTAGGCGCACTGTAAGGCGGCATACTGCCGTACATATTGCCATAAGGATAATTATTATAATATGCCATTAGTTTCACTCCCTCGACCATACATTAACTATATATTCATCTCCGCTGTCCCATGTGTCAATATAATTTCCGTTGATTACACATATAACATGAGCTTGTAGAGCTAACACATATACACCGTAGGGGTTTGCAGTGCAAAACTCTTTAACTGTGCAAATATTATTTAGAGGGTATTTTCTAAAGCCCTTATCAATCAGATATGCGCCCCATACGGCATTAGCTGACGGCATATCGCACATATCATAGCCCTTGATACATATGCCGATATAAGTTTGTTTCCAGTCCTGTCCCGTTGCGGTTGATATTGCTCGTATTGTACAATCTCCAACTCTATGGATTTGCGGGTTCTCGTTGTATTCAAGCCACATTGTCCCACCGCCTTGATTGTATTGTAACACAATAATAGCACTCCTACAATGTTGCAAGAGTGCTATTTTGGTGCATTTTATATTTTGTCGCTTATTATATCAGTCCCTCGGTAAACTATTGCCTTGACCTGACGTACAGACAACTCGGATTCTTCAGCAAGCGCTTCATAAGTTAAGCCGTCAAGCAACCGCCTTTTCAGTATTTTTCGGTTGCGCTCGCTGAATATCCAGTTATCTATAATTTCCTCAGCTTCTTTGCGGCTTATGCCATAATCGGATATATCATATTTCAAGCCGCTCACCTCGGCTTTCTTACTTTCGTCCCTCTGGATTTGCCATTCTTTTTGATTGCTTTTTTAGTTTTTATCGTCAATCTCTGGGACATTGTTGCCATCTCCTATCACGTTTACACCTTGACCATCTTGCGAGTATGTAACTTCATTGTTCATATAATCCCACTGATTCCAGTAATACAGCCAAATTATATTGCTCGTAAAAAGCAATATCACTGTGGTAATCAACGCTGTTATCAGTCGCTTAACAACTCGTTCGTGCCTTGATTCAGCCGCTTCATACACAATGTAGGGGACTTCTTTTACTTTTTCGTCCATATTATACCTCTCCCGCCAATTCCTCATACCCTCTCTCAACAAGCTCAGCCCTAACCTGTTCTCTTATTTTTTCAAGCACACTGTCAATAGTCCTCTTGCCCTTGATAATCAGCGATACATATACATTAACCATATTAGCCACCTCAATTCATAAGCTCATAGACTTCCGCAATAGCTTCTTGCGTTTCTGTCAGTTCGGTTTCAAGCGTTTTGCTTTTCTCTGCCTGTAGCTTTATATATTCGTCTTTGCCGTACTCTGCAAGATTATATTCGTAGCCTGTAAAACCCTGTTGTTCGTCTGCTCCGTCCTCTGTGACCGTGGTAATCTCAGAAGCGATAAATACCTTTGTTTCCGTAATCTCAATTTCGGGCGGCTTTACCGTGCTTCTTGTTTTTCCGTAATCAACCATTTTTTACGCTCCTTTTTTAATATTTTCGTTATAATATTTACTTGCATACGGTAGCAAGGGGATAATGTATTTTTGGGAAAGTCTGAAAGAATTGCACCACTTCAGCAATCCCAGATAGCTGTTAATACAGCACCATTCGGAATAGTTCATCATTTTGCCACTTTCAACCTTTGCTTTGATTGCAGTCAATTTTTTCTTCATGTCTTTGCAAACGGATTTTCTCAAAAGCGTGTAATTGCCGAATATCCGATAACCTAAGAAGTCAATGCCTCTCACATAAGACGGAAATACTTGCCAATTATCTTTTATCTTGATTTTCAGATTTTCAAGAAAATAGCGGTAAATCTCATGTTTAAGTACGTGCAATTCTTCTTTTGTCGCGCCAAAAATCACAATGTCATCCATGTAGCGGAAATAATATTTAACGTGCTTTTCTTCTTTTATCCAGTGGTCAAAGCTTGATAGATAATAATTCCCGCTGTATTGAGATAGGTAATTCCCGATTGGAATGCCTGTGTTAGGGTCAATATCTTCTTCCAATAGATAGATTGCTTGTAAATCATCAATTTCGGCGGTTGCTGTGCTGTCGATAATTTCTCCCAGTAGCCACAATAAATCGTTGTCCTTAAACATCTCGGCATATTTGCGTTTCAGAATTTCGTGATTGATTGACTGATAGTAATGTCTTACATCAAGCTTTAAGCAATATTTACAGCCGTTTATATCGCTCTGCATTGCTTTTTGTAAACGCATTAGCGCTTTATGTGTACCCCTGTTAGGTATTGCCGAATATGTGTCTTTTGTAAAATTGTTTATCAAGCACGGTTCTATAACCTGTAATATTGCCCATTGGCAAATGCGGTCGGGATAATACGGGAGCTTGTATATTTTGCGGTCTTTTTTCCCCTCTTTTTTGTTAAAAACCTCATATTCCGAGGTCTTATATGTATGATTGATAAGCATTTCTCGGATTTGCCCTAAATAATATTCAGGATTTGCGTCAACCATTTTGACCTCTTTATAATGGCTTTTGCCCCACTTTGCATTTTTGTGAGCTTCTCTCAGATTCTCCATGCTGTAAATTTTTTCGTATAAATTATCGTAACGCTTCATTTTATGTCCTCTTATATGCAATAGATAGTCGAGCGGGATTAAAACCCGCACAACTCTATTTATCCTTAATTCTGTGATTAAGCTTTTATGTTTTGGCAAGTGCCATGGTTAGGAAATTTCCACTATATATAAACGATTGAAAATATTATCCTCAACCGTTAATTGCATAAACTGGGTGGGTGCCGACATTCCGAGTCCGAGTGCTGACACCGTTATTCAGATTGCAATAAAAGGTGCTGGCATTCCTGCCATAATTCCAATGACTGCCTAACAGAGTAAAAAATCAATCCCCTAACCAAAGTGGTTATATAATTATGCGGCTTTTGCTTTCCAAGATTCTATTGCCGCTTTATATACTGTACTGTCCTTAATGGGTACATATACCGGGCGGGCGCCGATATTCCGAGCCCGAGAGCTGACACCGTTACCCAGATACCAATAAAAGGCGCCGGCATTCCCGCCATCAGGCCAACGACCGCCCAACAGAGCAATTCTGTACCCGTTTAAATTTGCTGTTACCCAAGTATAATCTCCAACGGGCAAAGCACTGTTACCAAGACATTCAGAAGCCACGAGCAGCCAATCACACGTGGCTGAATATCCCATAGCGGAAATATAACCGTTTGCATTTGTGACCGTGAATCCCGCCGCTTCATAATTATCGGAATTTTTGCTTTCCACAAAATTGAAGTCATTGCAGATATACGGCTGACCGCCGCCCATACTGCCATCACCCCAGATATTTGCACCGTGGACATTTTCCCAAATATTGCCCCATGGATTTTCTTTACCCCGCCACGAAACGGCAACTTTTCCGTTTGCGGTATAGGTTGTTTCAGTGCCGCCGATTTCGTTAATTGTTTCGGTTGCCTGTCCTGTTGCATTGCCAAGGCTTGACGTACTGCCCGTAAGAGATGAGCAGTTGTACGAGGTATTATCTGTAATACTTACAACGCCATTGCCGATTGCTGTTTGCGTGTTCATAGTTCCCAGTTCTATTATCATAAGCAACTGAGTAGCAGATTCAATTTTGATTAAATCTCCGTGCCATTCCGTGCCTCTGTTTTGCGCAAGTAATTCGGCATTTGTACGTGTCAAACTTTGAGTTAATCCCGAAGCGGGTTTTGCCCCCGCAATGGAGCAAAGTTTGTCAGCAGTAGCGTCCATAATCTGCGAATCATCAAGGATATATGAGCCTGTTCCGTCTGTACCGCCGTCAGCATCCCAAAGCGAGCCTTCGTATGCGGAATCAAGAATATAATCAACCTCGTTGCCGTTGGCATCGTAAAAAGCGGGGTGGAGCTTAAAGCCGCTGTACTGCGTTGCGGAAACGTAATAATTAGCCTTGCGCAGATGATAGCCAATGCCTGTGTCGATAGGTTCAAGCTTCAGCGGCGTAACCTTGTAATAAAATTTCGGTTGATAAACCATTACTTGCCCGTTACTGCCGTCCTCAACATAGCCATCATCACCGTACCAAGCATTTATTGTGCCATCGTCTGCAACGTTGCATCTTTTTCTCCCGCCGTACATTGTAAATTGGTCAAAGTCTGCCCCCGCTGTGAGATTAGCCGCACTTGCAAGCCTTTTAAACGTTTTGTTTTCATAGTCAACCTGTAGTCCGACTATGCCGTCAACGGCAATATACTCATTGAGTTCCTCGACAGTGCTTTCCAGCTCGGCAAGCTTTGCTTTGTCACTTGCGCTCATAAGTCCGTCCGTGGTGGTAGTTGCCGCAGTGTATGTGGTATCTGTCGCAGATAATACGCCGTCTGCGATTGATAAGTTTGTTCCCACCTTAACGCCGCCGAGAGTGTCAGCGGTTGCAACGGGAAAATTCTCATCAAGCTTTGTTTTAAATTTCTGAAAAGCTTCTTTTTTGCTTAAATTGCTCATTATTATCACTCCTATCAAGCAAACATAGCGTCTATATCCTCATCGGTTATAATATCGGTTTCAAGCGCTGTAACCCTTGTATTCATAGCCGTGTTTTTAGTGTCGGTATATGCTTTAGCTGTCGCCAATATACCTGTAGACGCGTCATTTATCGTTGCTATTGCGTTTGCATTTGTTGTAATAGCGGCATTTACAGCTTTATTCTGTACCGGATTGGTGGACGTGGAGCTGAGTGAGCTGTCAACTACTGTCTTTGTTGCGCCCTCATCAATTCCATCAAGCTTTGTTTTGTCCGCTGAACTCATCAAGCCGCTTGCAGATGTGGTCGCTTCTTTGGTCACTATATCGCTTTCGAGCTTTGTCACTCTTGTGTCCATAGCGGTGTTTTTGGTGTCTGTGTAGCTTTTTGCGGTTGCTAAAATGCCTGTTGTCGCATTGTTTATCTCACTAATGGCACTCGTATTTTCAGATATTTCATTTTCAAGTGTTTTTGCCGTGCTGTCGGTGTATGCTTTAGCAGTTGCAAGTATGCCTGTGGACGTGTCGTTTATTTCAGCAATGGCACTTGTATTTTCGGATATTTCGCTTTCAAGCGTTTTTGTTGAGCTATCAGTGTATGCCTTTGCGGTTGCCAATATGCCCGTTGTTACGTTGTTTATCTCGCTTATAGCCGTAGTGTTTGCGGTTATATCCGCTTCGAGTTCCGTTGCCTTTGTATCGGTGTAGGTCTTTGCAGTCGCTACCGCTTCACTTTCAACGTCTGCAATGGTTTTTCCGCTCCCCGCAAGATTGCCGTTACCATCGTCAACAAGTATCTGATTAGCCGTTGCAGTGGTGAGCTTGTCTGCTTTTGCGGATATGTCTGTAGCCGCCGCATATATGCCATCGGATTTAGCAGAGATAATATTTCCGCTCGCCGCTGAGATATTGACGGTTGCACTTATAACACCGCCGTCTGATACGCTGATATTGACACTTTCGCCGTCCGAACCTGTGTATATATCTACAGCCGATTCAAGGGCCGCAAAGCTGTATTGCGTTGTTTCACCGTCTGTAACCGCCCACACAATAACGGTTTCGCCGTCAAGATTGGGATTTGCCGAATTGGGGTATTTTGTACTTGACCACGCAAAGTTTTCGACCACTCCAGTCTGTGACAAATCAAGGTATTTGTCCTTGATAAGGTCTGATACCGTGATAGTATAAGCTGGTGTGCCTGTTGCATCGTCTGTCGTGTAAAATTCTATTGCCCCTGTATCTTCGCTTGTCTTTACAGACTTAATTGCATTTCCGTCAACAAGGGCAACCTTAAAAGGGTTAATTCTGTCGTGCTGACCGATAACTGTAACCGTCCCTGCTCCGTTAAGATACAGTGTAGAGCTGTTTTTGCCTACAACCTCTGCACCAATAACAACAGATGCGCCCGCTGCTATTGATACAACGCCGTCTGTACCGCTTGTGCATTCGGCCGAGATAGCCGATACATATACTACTCTATCTCCGTCATTCCGTACCGCAAAATACGGGAAAGCCGCCGCAAATTCGACCGCTGTCACGCCCGAAAGCGTGACCGTTGTTTCTCTCGCTTTAATCATTTTTC